CCGAAGGCGGGCGTCCAACGATGCGACGGCTACACGCGGCGCGCGTGATTGCGGGGTGCGGCGGAATATGGACAAGAGGCGGATCATCACGCAGGCCTCCCGTATTGTTCTGCCAGAGCGCGGGCGATGCCTGGGTATGTACGGCTGCGTTCTTTCCAGCGATCTGGGCCGGGGCTGGCGATGTGGCATTCAGCCCGTGCTGTGGACCCGTCCAGATCAGACGTGGGCACCAGCGGCGGCAGTCCGCGCGTCCAGAAGCATGTGCGCTTCTTGGCGTTGTCACCGAACTGAAAAGGCTGCACCGTGAAAGACGCGGGGCCGATGTGTTGGCGGGCGTACTTGTGCATCACCGGGTTTTCAACGGCGACACGCGGGGCGTTGGCGTTCAGGCACGCTTGAAAGAAGATGATAGCGCCTTCAAGGTCGGCCCACAGATTGCGCTCGTGCAACCAGCGAACGCCGGAATTGCACAGACGGGTACATGGTGGATGCGCCACAACCAAATCCCAAGGCTCGCGCAGCATGGCGCGCACATCGCCTTGCACATGATGCGCGCTTTCATCCTCGCTCGGCAGAAGATCGCAGGACCAAGCGTCATGCCCCAAGTCGCGGAACGCCTGGCGGACCCGGCCCGAAAATTCGCACGCGACAAGCACTCTCATCTGCGCACCAACTCTTTCCGCCGTCTGGCAATCGCGGTCAGTTCGTCTGGGGCAAGTCCACGCAGGCGCGCTTCGGCGAGATACCCGTCCAATTCCTCTGCCTGCATGGCCTGTATCCAGCGGATACGCCGGTCAGCTTCGGAAAGGGCGCGGGCTTCGGAAAGGGTCATGACCGCACCGCCAAAGCAGCGGCGCAGATCAGAAGCACCACAAGAAACAAAGCGGGGCCGTCAAAGATCATGTTGGCCTCCGAGTCTAAGGGTGGGCGTCCGGCAAGTATTCCAAGCGATTCAACGGATGAAAGGTCGGGCGCAAGTTCGGTAAAATGCGACCGGTCGCGTCATGCTGCGTCACCGGCTTGGGCAGTGATACCAGCCGACAATTCCTCAATCTTGGCCCTGATCCTTCGCACCGTTGCAGAGCGCGGCTCCCGGCCCGCCAGAAGATCGTCCACCAGACTGTAGTCGCCAACCGCCAAGTCTCCGAAACGCGTCTTAGCCATGCCAGACCGCTCCAGGAATGTCAGCACTTCGTTCGTGATAGGGACATCATGGTTTTGCATAGCGCGACGCTAGGACACCTCCAAGAGCCTGTCAACACCGAACTGGCAGGGCGCGGCGTAAATGCGTCGGTCGGATGCCCCGCACCATTTTTTTTGGCTTTCCCCAAACTTTTCTGTTGCGCTTCGGAAAAAACCTAAGTACACCTGTCCCTCAAGGGCGCGACACATGGGCCGCCGCACACCGCAAGAGAGGGGAAAACATGCAGTTTGAAATCCGAAACCGCTGGTCCGGTGCAGTGCAGATCACCGCAGAAATCGACTGCGCAGCCGACGCGCTGTTGGCCGTCAAGCTCGGCTTGGCGGTAAAGTGGGCCGTGACGGCAAAGGCAGACCTTAGCTGGGCAGACCTTACCGGGGCAGACCTTACCGGGGCACACCTTAGCTGGGCAGACCTTACCGGGGCAGACCTTACCGGGGCGAACCTTGGCGGGGCAGACCTTAGCTGGGCAGACCTTACCGGGGCAGACCTTAGCGGGGCAGACCTTACCGGGGCGAACCTTGGCGGGGCAGACCTTACCGGGGCAGACCTTACCGGGGGACCTGTCATCGAAGATATTCACGCCAAGGTTTATGCCGCCGCGTCCCAGCCGGGCGCGCTGAACATGAATATGTGGCACTGCGGCACATCGCATTGCCGCGCGGGCTGGGTTGTAACGCTGGCCGGGAAGGAAGGCGCAGACCTGGAAGCCAAAATCGGAACACCCGCCGCCGCTATAGCAATCTACATGGCCAGCGACCCCGAGCGGTGGAAAACCGAACGACTGCCCGACTTCTACTGCGACAACGTAACCGCGCTCGCCGATATGGAGCGCATGGCCGGGGTGGCAGCATGACCGACACACCCGCAGAAGGCGCAATGCTTCTCAAGCTGCGCAACGCCATATCCATCGCCATGGACGTCGAAGGCGTTCCCGCTGGTGTGCAGATGGTGGTTTTCCAGGTCTTCCGTAAGGAAATGGAACGGTATCATTTCAATGCGCCGCAGATCCAAGGGGCAGACAAATGACCCGCGCCTATCTGTCCGCCGCCATCTGGGTTGCCTGCATCTTCGCGCTGCTGGTGCTGTTTCTCGCGGTGACGCCATCATGACCGGGGGCGAGAATAAGCGGGGGCCTTGGTCCGCTTTCATCATGGGAAAGACCGTTGCCGTAGACATTGGCCCCCATCCAACCGGCAATCGCCCCAACATCGTGGACTGGACAGGGTTTGACGGTTGCGACCTTCCGCTTGACCAACAGATTGCCAACGCCCGGCTTATCGCCGCCGCACCCGATCTGCTGGACGCAGCGAAAGATGCACTTTGGGCTTTGGACAATGTGGCGGCAATACTGTCCGCTCTGGGCCTTGAAAGCACTCTAAGCGACCCGACAATAGCTTTGCGCGCCGCAATCGCCAAAGCGGAAGGCGGCGCAGAATGACCGCCCCATACAATTCAACAACGACACTGGCGCGCATACGTGCGGCAAGACCGTGCGAGGATGGCTGGCGCAAGCTGCTTAGCGGGCTTGGTAAGGTGGCCGCAGACGATGAGTCCCTGCCCCTGCTGACGGTTCTGGACATCAACGGCCTTGATGATGCGATTTGGGTTCTATCCTACGCGATGCCAGATGATCGGCTGGCGCGGCATTTTCAGGCGTGGTGTGCCGAACAGGTCTTGCCGCTGTTTGTCGCGGAGCGGCCAAACGATAACCGCGCAGCGTGGGCCGCAGCGAGGGCCGCAGCGAGGGCCGTAGCGAGGGACGCACGAGAACGCCAACTTCGCGCAATGATTGGCGGTGCATTGTGAGCGCGCTTGTCATCGCCATCGGCATATTCTCGCACTTCATTCTTTGGGTCGCCCTAAGCCAGGCCCCTGTAGATGGGAAGGTCACAAACTTTAACTCTGCGCTGTTTTTCTTCTGCCTTTTCGGCGCAATCTTTTTTTGGGTCAAGTTGATCCAGTGGGTGTTTTCATGAACGCCCTGACCCAAATCCTCAACCGCAAGGATCAAGACCGGAACGGGTTCTTCTGCCCCGCCTGCACATCGCACGGGCTTGATGCCGAAGACATGGACCTCCACAACTTCTGGCATCATTCCCAAGCCATGCGAGATCGATACAAAGCGGCCTGCTGCAAGGACTGCACAGACCGCCATCTGGTGACAGAAGACAGCGTGTGTATGCCCCGCGACCGGGCGGAATACAGCACGTTTCTGGACCTGTGGTTTTCGTCTTTGGACACGATGTATGACGCGGAATATGAATCGGCGAAACAATATGACGAGGATAGAGACCTTGAACGCATGTGTTCAGGGTGGCGGTGATGGTGAATAGACCATTTCCATCGCGTCGCACCTCACGGCTGCGCTCCGCACGGCATCGCCCCGCAACTCAACGCAACGATTCTTTTGGCAATTTACCGCCGCGTCGCGGCGCTTTGCGCCGCCTCGCATCGCCCCGCCTCGCCCCGCAACGCTTCTCACCGCTCCGCTCCGCAACGCAACGTAACCTGAAAGGATAAACAAATGCGTCAAGTAACCGTCCATATCGTCGGCATCACGCCCTACAGCCAAAGCCGGATGCACGACACCCCGAAACTCGACAAGGAACGCCCCGACGAATACGAAGCCCGCACATGGCGCGAAAAATGCACATTTGATGCAACCGGCATGATCGAGATTCCGGCAATGGCCTTCAAGCAGGCACTCCCCATCGCGTCGAAGCGCCTTGGCGACCAAATCCCCGGCAAGGGCAAGGCGACATACACCAAGTTTTTCGAGGGCGATGTGATCTGCGAAGGCAATGCGCCCCTTGGCGTCCATAAGGATGATGTGGCGTCCGTCACCATCAACGCCAACTCGGACGGCGTACGCGGCTCCGGCAAGCGGGTGAAGCGGATATTCCCGGTCATCCCGGCCCCGTGGCGCACGTCTGCCCGGTTTACGATTTTTGACGACACCATCACCCAGGAGGTTTTCGAGCGGGTCTTTGCCGCGTCGGGAATGAGTGTCGGCATCGGGCGCTTTCGGCCAGAGAAGGGCGGGCTGAATGGCCGGTTCAAGGCCGAAAGGTTTGATTGGGAATAACCGCCGCAGCGCGCCGCTCCGCATCGCATCGCACCGCATCGCCACGCACCGCAACCATAAAGGTTCACCATGTTTCAGAAATCCGACCTGACCCAAAAAACCCATGATCTGCTGATCGGCGTCAATGGCGAAGTCTCCTACGCCACGTTGGCAAGCCATGTCGGCCTCGCCGAATTCACGCCCCGCCTTCGCAGCGCCGTCATCAGCGCCCGCCGTTCGCTGGAACGGGAACACGGCATTGTCTTTGAAACGGTGCGCGGCCTTGGCCTGCGCCGCCTTGCCGATATTGATGTGGTCCGCAGCACCAATGCGATCCGGCAGAGCATCCACCGCAAAGCCAAGTCCGGTATTCTCCGCCTTGGCGCGGTGCGCAACTTCGCCGACCTGCCCCCGCAAGAACAGGCACAGGCGACGATCAACCAGACGATTTTTGCAATGGCCCAGGGTGCAAGTGCTCTTGCGCCGAAGGCCCCCGCCGCGCCCGTGCCGCCTGCCACAACCGATGCCGCTGCGCTCAGGCAGGCGTTCGGGGTACAGTAATTCCGCCGCACCGCCGCGCCACGCCTCGCCCCGCAGCGCCGCGCCACGCAACGCAACGATCAACCACTTGGGAAGATAGAGGAACCGGAAGAATGACCGACCACAAGACAGTTTTGGAAGCGGAAGATGAAGCCGCCGCAGATGATGCTGATCGGCGCATGTATGCGGGGTGGCGGATATGACGATCACCCACGGACTGCACCGCATGACGGCGGACGAATATCACGCCGAACAGTTTTCGCCGATCCCGCTGCTTTCCAATACCATCGGGAAAATCCTGATCGGTCAAAGCCCACTGCACGCTTGGACGCAGCACCCCAAGCTTAACCCGCAATGGGAACCGACCGAAAGCGCAACCTTTGACATTGGCCGCGCGGCACACCGCGCAATCCTTGGAGCCGGTGGCGAGTACGTTGCCTATCCGTCCGATATGCTGGCCGCAAACGGCGCGATCAGCACTAAGGCCGCGAAGGAATGGGCCGCAGAACAGCGGGAGGCGGGCCGGACGCCGCTGAAGGCGGATGACGTTGACCTGATCGGCGCGATTGCCGCCAGCGCAGCCCGCCGCCTTACCGCGATGGGCATCACCTTGGACCCGGCCCGGTCAGAAATGGTCGCGCTGGCAGAGATTGACGGCGTGTCGTGCAAGGCCATGATCGACAACGCGCCCGCCGATCCGCGCCTGCCGCTTTACGATGTAAAGACATGCGAAGACGCCAATCCGGATGCAGTGATCCGTGCCGTTTGCAACTACGGCTACGACTTCCAAGCGGCATGGTATCTGGACACATGGCGCGCCGCGACAGGCGAAACCCGCCGCTTCCGGTTTGTCTTTGTTGAGAAAAGCCCGCCGCACAGTGCGTCGGTGATCGAGCTGCACGGTGCCGCCAACGACAGCGCAGACTGGATGGATGATGCGCGCGGCAAGACCGCCGAAGCCCGCCGTCTTTGGGCGGAATGCTTATCAACCGGCGTCTGGCCCGACTATCCCGCCCGTGTCGCCATTGTCGGCGCGCCGTCCTGGCACCGGGCGAAATGGGAAAACCGCACGCCCACGCCAACCGCTTCCCCCGCAACCATTGCCAGCGCCGCCGCGTGGCAAGCCCCCGAAAGGATGAAAGCATGAATGTTCCCGCCGAACGCCCCGCGCCTAAGCCCCCCGTTTCCACCGGGGGCGTCCTTGCCGCGCTTGTGCCGCAAGACCTTGACCAAGCCTTCCGCCTTGCTACGGCGCTGGCAGGTTCGGGTGACATGGTGCCAAAGACCTATCAGGGCCAGCCGCAATCCGTCATGGCCGCGATCATCAAGGGCATGGAAATTGGCTTAGCCCCGATGCAGGCCCTTGCGTCTATCGCCGTCATCAATGGCCGCGCTTCACTATGGGGCGATGCGCTTCCCGCCCTGATGCAGCGCGCGGGGCATCATATTGATGTTGAACTGACCGGCGAAGGTGACGCGATGGTCGCGACAGCAACCCTGACACGCGGCGACACGGGCAAAACCATTGTGCGGCGATTCAGCGTGGCCGACGCCAAGCGTGCCGGTCTGGCGGGCAAGACCGGGCCTTGGCAGCAATATACAGGCCGCATGTTGTCCATGCGCGCCCGTTCATGGGCGATCCGCGACGGTGCAGCCGACGCGATGATGGGGCTGCAAATCTCTGACGAAGCCAGCGATCACGGCCCTGACCGCGCGCGCGATGTGACGCCGCGCCGGGGTGGTGTGATCTACCGCGACGATGACCCGGCGCTTCCGCCGCCCGCCGCCGATGACTTCATTGAAGCTATCCCCACCCCTGCCGAGGTTGAAGCCAAGATGGCCGAAGTCGCGCGGGAATTCGCGGAGGGCGGCGCGGAATGACAAACGAACCGCGTCCCTACCAGTGGGATTTTTCTGGACATTGTGCGCCAAGGGAAAACTGGAAATGTGGATCGCCTTGGCAAACCTTTTCCCTGGGCATATTCCAATGGGTGCCAAAGGCATCCGGCGAAGGACTGAAGCGCGGAAAGGTGGTTCGGCGCGTTTCGGGAAAGCGCAGTGACCCCAAGCCGGTGTATGATGCCGCGCGGGCTATTTGCGACGATTTGAACAAGGAAGGCGGCGCGGAATGACCCGATCCCTTCCCGAAGCGATGACCGGCAAGCCGACATGGGAAGACTGCGCAACAGCCGGCATGTCGAAAAGCGAAGCGGCGCGGGCGCGCGGCGTGTGTGTGCAGGCAGCGCAGGATTATGCACGGCGCACCGGACTGCGCTTTGTCGATGGCAGGTCAACCCAAGTCTATAAGGATCGAAGATCTGCCATCCAAAAAGCACGGAAGGCGGACCCGGCCCTCAACCCGCTGGTTCTGCTGACGCCCGAGGAGCGCGCCGATTACGATCTGATGAAGCGCAAGGGCTTCACCCGGGCCGAGGCGCTCACCTCTATCGGTCGCACCGATCTGGTGCAGCCATGATCACCGAAGAGCCTCTGCCCCTTGGCGCGTGGCTGACCCTGGCCGTCATCTGCCTGGTCAACGACTGGATAGCTGACCCCGACGACGATCCGCGCCCCGCCCCTCCCCGGTAAGCGCGGCACTACCCCCGGCGGCCTAACGGGGCCGCCGGGGGCTTCAATCGAAAGGCACCCCAGATGACCGAACCCAACACCCCAAACGACCCGCCTATCCTTGTCACCCTCTATGCCTGCCAGGTCGAAAATGGAGAATGGTACGCCGAGTCGAACCGCAATCCGACTGACACGCTTAAAATCACAGTCCGCATCGAAAACGGTGTGGTCACGGCTGAGGCGGAGGTTCTGCAATGACGGATGATCGGGCAACGCTAAACTATCAGGACTTCATTGAAGACCAATACGCCGATCTCATTGAATCCCTGACGGTGCTGCTTAAGGCAGCCACGGACGAGCGGACACAGTTCGACCGCCGCATTGAGGAGCTTGTGGCGCAGGTTGATGCCCTGACAGCAGAGCGTGACGCGCTGATCCGCGACCGTGACCGCTGGGCGGCAGAGGCGCAGGTAAACACCAGCCCTATCGTGGCGGGACTGACGGCAGAAAACGAGCGGCGGCGGCAAAGAATACAGAACCAGACCGACCAGATCAACGCCTTGGAACGGTCAAGGCGCAGGCTGGAAAGCCTGATGGCCGGGGCGGACCGCCGTGTTGCGGTGGTTGAGGCAGAAAACACGCGGCTGCGTGAGGCGCTGGAAGACATTGCCGATGGCATGGGGGAAATGAGCCATGCAGAGATTGGCCGCTATGCCCCCGCTATCGCCCGCGCTGCCATCAACTCCGGAAAGGAAGCCAAATGAGTGATGATCTGATCCGGCGCGGGGATGCGATTGCCATATTTAACAGTTGGGTGGCGTATAAAGACCCCGTGGCCGCAATCCGCGCCCTTCCCGCCGTGCAGCCCGACGCCGCTGCTATCCGGGAAGTGGTGCTGAGCGAAGCCATTTCACACGCAAGACAAGCTTTAGTGGACGCCGCTCACAAATACGGGGGCATAAACGTTTCTAAGGCAAGTGCAATGTTTACGGCCGAAACTCATGTAACGGTCGCACTGTACCGACTTATGAACAACCCCGGAAGGGAGGCCGACGCCGCTGCTATCCGAAATGCGGCGCTGCGAGAGGCGTCTGAAATTGCGGCGCAGGAAGGATGGCCCAGCAGCATGTCGGACGCCGAATATGAGGCGCTGACCGGGTCCGAGGAAGGCGGTGAATAATGGACGACAAGTGCTACTGCTGCACGCCCGGCACGCCCGGCGCCGCGCTTTGCACGCAGTGCTTCAAGGTCTGGTACGACAGCGACACCACCGACGCCGCCGTGCTGGCCCGCGAGACGCGTTGGCGCAGGGCGGAAGGCTTCTGGCCCTGGTCGAGCCATAACGCGACTGTACAGGAACTGGAAGCCCTCCAAGGTTTGCCCCTGCCGGACATTAGCGCAGAGCGCCACGCAACCCTCGCGCAGAAAGGAGACAGCCATGAGTGACCAGCCGGGAATTGCCGAAGCTGTTGTGGCCCACATTCGCAAGGGGGATCAGCCATGAGTTGGATGCTTTCGTTTGCCCTGCGTGTCGCCGTCGCCTTTGTTTTACTGACGGCATTTCAGGTTGCGGCTCTTTCTTTCCCCGAGCGGTCCTTTGCAATTGGCGTGCTGGCTGGCATATTTTTGCCGGTCATTGAACTGATGCTTGGTAAGGGGAAGCAGCTATGACCATGGATAAGCTGATCGAAGCGGTGGGCGGCTGGGCCAACCGCAAGCAGGAAGCATCGCTTATGCGGCGGTTCGGCGGTATCCAGCAATGCTGTTGGTGCAGGCAAACCGCTAACCAGAACGACACCTGGTCAATCAAGCAATAGGAACGCGACCCTTTTCTGGACGTACTGACCTGCGGTGTGTGCGGCGGTACAAGTCTCTGGCGTTGGGAAATTGGCATGATCTGGATCGGCCCACTGGATGCCCCGGCATCCGCATGGCCCGCTGACCCGCGCTACGACATTGAAAGCGCGGCCCTTCGCCCTTTGCAAGCGGAGGGGCGGGGATGACCGACTACCCGATGATATACAGCGCGCCGATGGTGCGCGCCCTGCGGGACGGGATAAAAACGCAGACCCGGCGGGTCATAAAATGGCAGGGCCCGAAGGGCTATCCACACAGCTTTGACCATGCGCGCATCGACAACCCGGCAGGCGTTCAGCGCCTTTTGGTACCGTTTCACCATCCTGATGAACCGACCGATTGGAACGATTGCGTGATGCACCGTCACTATGGCTTGGCCGAACCCGGCGACCGGCTGTGGGTGAAAGAAGACCTGATCTGCGAAACGCTGGATTTAGGCGGGGCCGACCGGTGTGTCGATGTTGTCTGCTATGCCGAAGACGGAACCCCGGCGGCGTACAACGGGTGGTACGCCGCGTGGCCTTGGAAGCGCGAAAAGCTGAACGCCCGCTTCATGCCGCGCCGGTTCAGCCGGATCACCCTGACCGTCACCGAGGTTCGCCCGCAGCGGTTGCAGGACATCATCGAGGATGACGCGAAGGCAGAGGGTGTCGAAAGCGGCCAGACATCGCGCGGGCTAATGTGGAAAGCGTATGACGAAAGCCCGAATTGCTGGGTCGATACCGCGCGCATTTCCTTCACCCGGCTCTGGAACAGCATCCACGGCCCCGACGCATGGGAACGGAACGATTGGGTGTGGGCGTACAGCTTGAGCGTCCATCACGGCAACATCGACAGCATGAAGAGGCGGGGATGAATAAGATGGTCTTCTGGGTCGCGGCGGGCTTGATCTGCGCGGCACTGACGGGCTTTGCAGATGTATTCGCATCGCCCGGCAATGTGGTGCATTATTTGTTCGGCTTGGCCGTTGGTCTTTGGGTTTATCCGTTGGCGGAGGGGCGGGGATGAGGGCCTTTAGCGATGACGATATCAACGAGGCAGTGAACGCGGCCCGGTCGGCCATGCTGGGAAAGTTGACAGAGTTAAATCCGGGCGCAGGAACAAATGAAGCAGCAATCGCCGCAGTTGCGGCCTCGATTGGGCTTTTTGCCTTTGTCGCTGAGTGCTTCGACATTTCGGAGCAGCAAGCTGTTGATATGTTCAAGGCTCATGTGCGGGGAAACCGCAATGCGGTGCAGTGATGACTTACACAATCACCATGCCTATCATTATGATTGTAACCGAAGGCTCTTGACATTGTTCCGCATTGCGGTACATTGGAGGTGTTGCAAAACACAGGAGCAAATGATGACGAAACCTGCCTACTTCACAACCGCCGATGGCCGCATTGTTCGCGGTGAAGCTGTAAGCCTGCCGGTGCTGGCCTGCAACTACATGGCTGGCATTGCGGTTTACGCTGGCACCGCCAAAACCTTGAATGAAGCGAAGCTGAAGGTCTTGGTTATGGGCTTTGAGCCGTTGCGGTATGAGCATCGGCCCGCACCTACCGTCTGCGTTCAATCCGGCCCGCATTCGATTGTCGCCAGCAACGGCAAAACATATCACGAGTGGATTGAGGTTCCGGTCGCGGCAAAAGAAAAGGTGGCGTGATGGAATACGAAACAGCCCTCGCTTGCGCCAAAACCGCACAATGCCATACAATCGAAGAACTTGATGAAGCGTTCGATCGGCTGGCCGAGGAACGCGACGCCGCGCAGGAAGCCCTCGTTCTGATTAGAGACGAAAAGGCCAAGCGCCGCGATGCCGAATTGGAGGAATTGCGCGCCGCCCTCAAGGCCAAGGCCACTGCATGACCGCCGCTGAGGTCCGCGCCGCCCGCCTTGCCCTTGGCATGACGCAGGAACAGCTTGCCGTCGCCCTAGGTTTCAAGCCGCACCGGTCGCGCATATCGGACATCGAAGGCGGGCGAAGGCCGCTGTGCAAGTCAAAGGTGTTGCTGCTGGAAATGATGCTGAATCGTGATGAACGCCCTTGAAATGGGGCGCAGGAAGTGTACTATTTTAAGCGTGACCATAGCACCTTGCAGGGGCCTACGCCTCAAAGCCGTCATCTTCTAGCGACTGCCTCTTCTCTCTGGCTACCAACCGGGCTGAGGTATGACGGAGGGCCGACCGGGAAAGCCGTGTCGGCCCTTTCCTTATCCCGCCACGTCCTTGAGCACCCAGTCCTCGCCCCACGGCACGCACCCGCCATTGGCGCAACCAACAACCCATCGGCCATCGACAAGCTCGCGCGGGGTATCCCATATCCGCGTCGCGTCATCCGGGCCAAGAGGCAGTTTGTTTTCCCTCGCAAAGTCTGCATAGGCTTGCGCATTGGCTTGGTTATCGAAGATTCGGTAAAGCTGTTCCATCACGCCACCGCTATTCCATAGTAATTGCCCATATTACGCTCCACCAAAAGGCGATCCGCATCCGAAAGCGCGGAGCTAAAAATCAAAAGTTCGCCAAGGCTTCCCGCATTGGTAGTGGGCGTTAGGGGCACAGATAATGTACCTGTACCACCAAAAGCAGCTAATACGGCTTGCGTTCCAGTGCCAACTAAGGCCCCGTTTTTCCACGCAGTTGCCGTGTTTACACCATCGTGCCCGTAACTGGTTATTTGACCACCTGGTGCCGTAGGGACCACAACAAGCGACAGAGTATTGTAACTGAACCCGACCCTTTGAAGGTACGATCTAGGAGATGTGCCCACTCCATCCGCGTTATTGCCCGAAACGCCAAAACCGCCGCTTGAGCTGAAGGTCACATGAATGGCGGTAAAGGCTCTCCCTGCCATAATCGTGTTTGCAACGCCAGTGGCGGAGTTTAACACATCGCCAGCCCCATCGAAGTTTATCAAGGGCCTCCCATTTTGCGTGTTCACCACTCCTGCTGTCACGATAGACGGCTGGTTGACCGCCGTTATTTGCGTGAGGTTTCGGCCATTCCCGCTCTGGTCATACACGGTCGTGGTGAGGCCATTGCCTCCCGTGCAATGTGCCAGCAGCGAAGCCGTGTCCAAATTCTCGCCCAAAAAGCCGAAATTGTTTTCCGCGTTGTCTGAAGACCGCCGCACACGATTGGCCAGAGTGGCACTGGCGCTCAGCCTGCGCGAACTGTAGGCCACAGCGGCAGGGACAAGGAGTTGGTCCAAGAGGAAAAGGGGGCCACGACGCGGCCCGAAAGGGCTGCGGATTCCGTCCAGCGGGCTGCGGATGCCTTCAACCATGGCTGAACGACACACTGAAGGGCACATCAGAATACACCCATACCCGGTTGGCACCTGTAACCCCTTCAAACAGATCGGACAGCGACGTCCTGACCTGCCCATCGCCGGGATCGTATTTTATGGCCCCTAATGTGCTGGTAGGGGCAACCGCGCCCACAGTGCCTTGGACGTAAAGAACCCCCGACCCCATGTTCTGATACCTGATTGCCGCAACGTCAGCATCGGTGATTTGCTCCCATTTATTCGCCGGGCCGGTAATTGTAGTGTTTTGTGGCATTGTCTCACTCCTTCCAGCCGCAGCGGGCGGCACCGTTTCACTGAGTTAGTCACAGGTCGCGTCGAGCATGGCGATTAGCGCCTGCCCCGTAACCACCGACCTGGCCCCACCATCTTGTACCAAGGCCGCCGCATGTGCGGTGCGGGCCTGCCGCGTTGACGTGCAGATTGCATCACCGCTGGTTAGTGTTGCGGGACCGCAGCCACTCGCGAGCAGCGGCAGGATCAGTATGCACAGGCGCTTCATTGGCTTTCTCCGTTGTTTTCTGATACCCGGTGGCGTCTTTCAGATCGCGCGCCTTGCTAGCATCGGATCGGCCCTTGGCGTACAGGACGCCCCCGCCCATGATCAGCGCCAGCAGCGCGGCTATGGGCTTCCAAAGGGTTGCGATGATTGCGGTCATAGGTTCTCTCTACTCTTTTCAGATCGCGCCCTTTTGACCTCGTCCCGGAATCTCGGATACATAAGCACCACGCTCATAATTGCCATTGAGCATAGAAGCCTGAAGTCAGTATTGTTATACAGCTTCCAAAGGGCCGCGATGATTTGGTCGGTCATGGGATCACCGAAAGAACGTGAATTTCCCCGCCGCACACACCGGGGAAAAGCTTGCAAACAATTTGCGCCGCTTCTTTGGCAGAAGCACCGGTCATCATCACGGCCATTGCCTGCGATCCCCCGAACCCTTCTGCGTAGAACTCGGCCTGGTATGTGTACCAAGGCCCCCCTTCGGAAATCCAAACGGCCCCGTCTGCGCGAAGGTGAAACGCGGTCACGTCTTTAGGCATATCAGCCCCAGAGCTTATAAAGCTCTCCATTGCCTTGAACGCATCGCCGATTGCGCCAGTTGCTGCAATGTACCCGCCGCCGCGCGCTTCTGGAACCGGACGCCACTTCTGCACGTAGCCACCGACCAGCCCATTATTGGACACAAGGCTGTCCACCACCATCACCCCATCCCGGACAGCGATAATGGTCATTTTTTCGCCCCCTGCGGGATCAGCCGCCCGACAGCCCCCGCAAGCGCCAGGCCAAGCGTCACGTACCCGCGCCAAGTTTCCGGGATGACCGACATAGCCTCGGGCGGCAGAGTCTCCCAAGCCGCTTGCAGCGCTGCGATTGCGACAAATGCTTGCACAGAATAAAACTTCCATGCGTTTCGCCAGTCAGCAACAGGCTTCATTTTTTCGATCCCTTCATGATTTTTGAAAGCAAGTCCAAGAGCGCGGCCAGCCAGCTTTTCCCGGCAGGCGGCGTCGGTTCGGCGACTTGCGGCGGTTCCGCGCGAAACAGTTCAACTTCAGCCTCACGTCGCCGCTTCAGACCGGGCACAACCTTCCCGCCCGCCTTGTTGAACATTAGGATACCGGCTTCGACGCCCGGCAGGTCGCCCGCATTCCACTTTCGCAACGCCGTCGATTTCAGGAACGCCCCCGGCCCAATGTTATAGGCCAGAGACACAAAGGCCCCGAATTGGTTTTCATTCGGGACAATGCTAAGCCCCGGTTCAACCTGCATAGCGAACTTCTCCACCGCTCTGCGCAGATAAACTTCGGCGGCGTCTTTCGTGACCTTCATCCCTTCAAGCGGTTTGATCCCCACATCAGCAGCCGCCGTCGTTCCGAACCCGATTGTCCAGACCGGCGGCTTTGCTACCTTGTCCAGATAAGCCTCGGACGAAAAGCCTTCGAACTCTTTGATAAGGTCAATCGTGCGCTGATTTACGATCACTTCCGACCCTCCATTGCCTTGACCGTGGCCTCAAGCCCGGCCAGTCTTTCCCGCGCCTGTGCCACTTCCTTACGCAATTCTGCAATCTCCTTGTTTATGTCGGACTCTAGCTTGTGCAGCGGGTCGCCTTGATCCTTTTTGGGGCCGTACAAAAATCCCCATATAAGAAACGCGGCGGCTGGACCGACCAGAGCAACAAGCTCTTTCGGTATTTGATCCATTCATTTTACGCTCCCGCGAACAGCTTCATACAGCTTCCAGAGATAAAGCGGGATGAAAAGCGTGGAGGCATATATGCCAACAACAAACTCGCCGCCAGTATAGAAGACACTCCACGCGATGGCAAAGAATTGGAAAAACTGAGAAAAGGCACCCACGGCCACCATCCAGTACCTTACCGGCTTGGCCAGTCCGATCAGGCAAAGCACGCTTCCGACGATCATGAGCGCGGCCCACATTTCTGCCTCAAAAGAATAGGCGAACTCACCCCAGGTGTCAGGGTTGAAACCCTTTGCCCCGGCCCAAGCATCGGCCATAAACATGGAGCCGATGATCAGCGTCGCTATGTTGAACGCGACCAGCATTGGCCTGTAGCGCGCCAATCCATCTGATCGAGACCGTACGTCCGTTACACTCTGCGCCATACCCCATACCCCACAAGAGCCAGCCATGCCGCGAAGCACAGGCCGACGGTGTTCCAGACTTGCCAAAACGATTCCGCCGGGACGTAGTAGAACAGCCCGGCGATGATCGAAGACCCTGACGCGACATTGGCCGTGTCGGTCAGGCTGTCGCGCCAGTCTGCCCCGTGCTGGGCCAGAAACTCCCAGGCGACGGCATAGATCACAGTCACGGTCACCGGCACCCATACCGCCGGGACGAATAGCGCAAGGACCATAGCGGCGGGCATACCGATCACCGCCGCGTGGCCCGCCTGATTGGTGGCCTCACCGTACCAGTTCCCCCGGAAGCTGTCAGGGACGCGCAGGGCGTCCAGTATGGTGCGCCACCGGCTCATGGCGCGGCCAGAAAGAAGGACTGCCGGAACGGCAGCCAGACATCCATGAAATCCTGATAGTTCCCCTCCGGCCCCGCAGTTATAACCAACTCATTCCCGTTGTCGAATTTGAACCGCGTGGCCGGGAAGGCTGCACCTTGCACCTGGATTGCCGTGAAGACAGCCGTTAGCCCGCTCTGATCATTGCCGGTCGCGCTGCACATGACGCCTTGGAACTCCACCCCGACAAGCTTGGGGTTGGGAGCCTCCGCAATTGCGGGGAATGACGGCGCATCTTCATCGAGAATGACGAGTTCACCGGTCTGTGCGTTAAACTGCGTAATCATCTGTACCTCACCTGAATGTCACCATTGTCGAAGTTGCCTGTGCCGGTTCTGGTAATTCTCAGTCTGTCCAGCCGATTACCACCAGTAATGAATTTGTTTCCCGCCCCGACTACCAGTCTTGGGCTTGTCTGAACTACGGAGAATGTACATGTCCAAAAATCAGCACGTGATCCTCGGACAAGTCTCATATTTCCGACTTGGAAGTCTGCTACGCTTGGATTTTCTATGTAAAATCCCGACACTGTGCTCGACAATGAAAGAGCGGGGCTAGCTGCGTTAATGATCATTGCCTGACCGCTCCAGTAACCGGTCGTATTAAGACCATTTACCGGGTCGCCTAGCTGTACTAAGATACCGATCGGTGTCGTACCAGATAGCGACACAAAATTAAACATTATTTCGATTTCTGCCACCAAGTCTGGGATGTTGATTATATCAAACGCACTCCCGCTGGTAGTGATAATTTGAGGAATCTCTGTCCAACCTGGCACGCCAATGGCAGTGCGCGCAGAAGCAGCGTCCGCAGCCGTGAACACAGATGCGCCGACCGGGGTAGCGCCAATGGCAGTGCGCGCAGAAGCAGCGTCCGCAGCCGTGAACACAGATGCGCCGACCGGGGTAGCGCCGAGATTGGTCCGCGCCGTGGGGGCGTCAGGAGCATTCGTGCCGCCACTTGAAATTGGCAAGGGCGAAAACAGAGAAAACCCGGACGCCGCAGCCTGCCAAATCGGCACCCCCGATACTATGCCGCGCATTTGGCTTGCCGCGCTGCGGATCAAGCCGGTCGTAGGCTCCGCGCCAAAACCGATGCCAACCCCTGAAAGGTTGCCATCGCCGAACAGCCCGCTTGACGTTGTTTCAATCCCGACCTGAATTGCCCGGTTTAACCGGCTGAATACCAAGACGCCATTGCGATCCGTAACCGTCATGGAATAGTCGCCGTCAACGTAAATCAGCGCGGCGCTGCCGTTCTGCACCGGATAGCCGCCCGTCGTCCGCACCGCCGCGCCCGTCGATGTCCCTGTTGGGACAGACAGGGCAAGGTCAAAGAAGCTGGCCTTCGGTGACGACCGCGCTTCAAGCCCAGGCTGGCCTATGTAGATATAACCCGCTTCCAGCGGCTTGCCCGCCGTATCTAAAAACGAAAAGAAAGGGGCCGTAACCGAGTTAATCGCCATTTGTTATGCTCCTTGCCGCAGTTCTTTTATCGTGGCATAAAGAGAGGGCCGGGAGGATTGCAGTCCTCAGCCGGCCCAAACCAGCGGAGAGGACCGCCAGATGCCTAAAAACATACGCCCGATCCGCATTGAAGGCAATATCGCCTTTGTCTCTTTGACCAAGGGATACATCGCAGTAATTGACGCGATCGATGTTCCCATCGTCGATGGTTTCTGTTGGATTGCCAAAGAACAAAAGACGCGGGGCGGAGACATTCGGACGGTTTACGCAACCAGCGGGATCGCCACGCTTGGCCTTCACCGGCTTATCACTTCTGCCCCCGCTGGGCAGGAGGTGGACCATATTGATGGGGACGGGCTGAACAATCGGCGCGCGAATTTGCGATTGGCTACCAAAGCGCAAAATATGAAAAACCGCAGACCGAACCGCAAAAGCGCATCTGGCGTAAAGGGCGTAGTTTGGCACAAGCGGATCGGCAAATGGCACGCGCAGATCATGAGCGACAAGGATTCGCACCATTTGGGCTATTTTGAAACCATTGAAGCCGCCGCCAAAGCCTACGCCGAGGCCAGCGCCAAGTTGCATGGGGATTTCGGCCGCACTTCCTGACATTATGCGGCTCCTGCCATGTTGCCGAAACGAAAGCGGCGAAGGTTCAAATCCGCGAGCGGCTGCAGCGGATCAGGTTGTTCAGGCGCGGGGGGATCAGCGCGCCGGGAAACCTTTGGGAAAGTGCCGTCCGCCATCCCCTGTTCGTACAGCGCGGCATCTTCAGGCGTCATGCGCCCGTTGACATAGGCGGCGGCGATGGGCGCGACGCCCTGCCGGTCGCGCGGGGCCGCAGCGCCGCCATATTTGGCCACGCGCTTGTCGAGGTTCGCTTTGGCCGGGCGCAGGAACTGCGAAGCAATTGCGATAGCCGCAGACCGCGCGTCCGGTGCCGCAAAAATGGCTTTCGCCGCATTTGCCTCCGGTCCCCGCAATTCGGTCATCAGGAAGTCCAGTTGCGTATCCACATCGCTTGCCGCTTTTCCGCGTCCGGCGGCGAACCGTTCAAATGCCACACGGCGCGGCCCGGTGACCTGATACAACCCAAAGCCTCCACGCGACCCTGTCACCATCGGATCGGCTTCATTGATTCCCGGATCAAACCCGCTTTCATCGCCGAAATTCATCACAAAGCCTTCCGCATGATGCGGGGCCATGCCTCGGGCTATCAAGCCTGCGCGGATGTATTCGGGGGAAACGGTCATCTCTGCCCACCGTAGCGCTGAAACAGGCCATCATAGGGCGTGCTATTCGATTGCGCGGCACTCACGGCAGACGACTGCGCCACGGGCACATTCAAAGCGCCGTCAAGCCATTTTGTCGGATTGCTGATCTTGACCACCCGCGCCCAAGACTGGAACGGGCGCGAGTTAACCAGCGCGGCCTTGGTCGCGGGCGTGACAGCCCCTTGCGCGGCTTCCACCGCCGCTTGCGTAAATTCAGGGCTGGAAAACAACCGGCCCGCCGCAAGCTGACCGTCCGCCCGCCCCGCTGTAATCGCCGCTGCCATTTCTGCCCCGGCGATTGCCCCCATAGGCCCGCCCGTAACCGCGCCGCCCGCAGCACCCGCCGCCCGCGCCGCCCGCTGTCCGCCTGTCGATTGCAGTACGCGCCCCGCAAGCCCCGAAGCGTTGAAGCCAACCTGATTGGCCTTTCCGGTCGTCAGAACATTGGCGTTTGCGATGTTGACCCGTTCGGCAACCGTCGCCAAGTCGTCCAGCATTTTCATGCCTTCCGGCCCGATGGCTTTGCCGATCTGGTTGTAAACTGGCGCGTTCGCCTTCAGGCCAGTGTAGGTCTTGGCAAATTCGGTCAGGCCAAAGCCGGGTTGCGAAGATCGCGCCGAACGGCTTAGCGCGGTCAGCGCCGTGGCGACCGTTTCCTTGCGCAAATCCTCCGGTATGGTCTTGATGATCCGGTTAAGGTTTGCGATATCGCCTTTCGCGCCCTGCTGGATTGATGCGCGCAACTTGGAAACTATCGAACCGTCCAAGTCCTGCCCGAAGGCATTGACGATCCGCTTTTCCAGCGCCTTCTTTTTTGCAAACAACTGGTTTGCGTTTCGCAGCATGGCGCGCAATTCCTCGCTGCCTATTGTCTGGACTGCCGCCATCTGGTCATCCGATAGCGCGCCATAAAGACGGCTAAGCATGGCCTCATCTACGCCGCCATACGTGCTTTGTTGCTTTGCCAGCGCCGCGCCAATCGCCCGTTTTTCACGCATGAGCCGCGCATAGGTCACAGGGTCTTTCCCAGTCACAAGGTTGAACAGCCCCCGTTCCGGCGCGCTAAGGCCCTCAATTCCGCCCAAATCGGTAATTGTCGCATTTAGCGTCTTGACCGCGTTGTCAGGCTGCACCCGCGCGCTTTGCGGAATGGCTGCGTCTACCTCATTGTAAAGATCATCCGCCGCCTTTTTTAGTTGCGCCTGCGTGGCCTGAAGCGATGACTTGACCTTTTCCGAAACGCTGGCGATATCCGGCGATCCGTCCATTTCCTTCATGATTTCGTCGGCCCGGTCGCGCACAGCGTTGACGCTGTTGCGCCATGCGCCTTCGGCTTCGCTGGCAACCTTAGACCGGGTAAGCCCCGCCGTGGCCCGCACTGTCTGATTGTCGGAAAACACATCGGCGGGCAGGTCGATGCCCAAGCGATCCGCCGCCGCTTTGGCGGTCAGATTCACCTTCGCTTCTTGGGCAAGTTGCTCCTGCGCGCGCACCGCGCCCATGCCACCGCGCCCGGCCTTTGCCGCCAGCGCCTGCACTTCCGCTTCGGTCAGCGCCTTGGCGGCAGGCACAGCGGCGCGCACAGCGGGCGCAAACGGGGCCTCTCGCACCGCCGCCGCCGATAGGGGGCCAGGCAATGCATCTGCGACCCTCGCCGCGCCGCCTGTTGCAGACGCCGCGCGCCCCGCAACGGACGACACGCCCGCAAGTTCCGGCACGGCAAACATCGTCATGCCGAGCAAATCACGGCCAAGTCTGCCCTCTTGCTGGGGGCTTTGCCCTGGCACCATCTCTGTCGCCAGCCCGATGCCGCCAGCGATGCCTGTGCCAAGGCCGGAGAGCACCGCGCCACCGACATCGCCTATCGCGCCCAAGCCAGTCAGCACAGGCCCCGAAAAGCCCTGTTCCGCTAAATATTCGCGCGATGGCGACCGCCCACCTGCAATGCCCCCGGCAAAGCCACCAAGGGCCGATATAGGCCCCTCCATCATAGCGCCCGCCGTGTCGGTCCATGTGTCTGGCTTTGGTGGCGGCGGCGCGTAACCTGGCGCGTCGGCACGGGGCGGGATAGCATACAGAGCGCCCGACCTGTCCGCTTGATTGGTGGTATAATCCGCCGCCGCCATAAGCCTATCGTGCGCGCCCATGTCACCTGCGGCCTTTGCGCGCGCGGCTTTGGCCTTGTATTCATCGGCGGAAAGCTGCGGCTGCTTTCGTACATATTCAGCAGCGGCGCGCAGCCGGGCTTCGGCTGCGGTGTCGCCCGCCGCCTTGGCTCGCTCGGCCTTTGCCAGATATTCTTCCGCCGTTGTTGTCATTCGCCTGTTTCTGCCTTACGTTGCCCGGATGTTCATTGTTCTTGCCAATTGGGTTGTCATCGGCCTCATTGTCGCGGCGTTCCATACGATCACCGGCGATTTTGCCATGACGATGATGTCGTCTGCAGTGTTCTGGTATTTTGGCCTAAAGATCACAGCCCATTATCTCCTCAGTATTTGGCGGCATCGGCAGCAGCGGCGGCAACAGGATCAAGCCCCCCCACCCCCGTTGACGGCTGCGAATCTGGACTGCCCGCCGCCGGGTAAGCGGAAAACTTCCTTATGATTTCGTCATAGACCGCCTCGACGCGCGCAAGGTTTGTCAGGAACAACTCACGAGTAGTCGATTGGTCCAGACTTGCTATGGTGCTGGAAAGAAGCCGCATTTCAGTGTCGGAAACCGCACCCAAGGCACCGCCAGTCGGGCTTTCTTCGCGCATCTTTTGCAGCCGGTCAAAGGCGATATTTCCCGTGATAGATTCAATAGAACTGCGCAGATCATTTGCTGCGGTCCCGCCCACTTCGCGCAGCCTTTTGCCCACCAATCCAGTTGATGGAAAAAATCCATCCTCATTCACGGCCAAGGTCCGGGCCTGCGCAATGCTTTCCTTGACAATGCTGGCGTTAGCGACCGCGCTATCCTCACGCGCCGCCGTCTTGGCCGTCATGTCCTCGGGGCCACCTGAGATCGGGCGCATTGAACGCGCGCCGGTTGTCGGGTCCGTGACCAATTCATAACCCTGCGGGATTGTACCTATTTCGCTGTTGCCGCCGGTATTCACGTTCACCAATGGCTGCGATGGCTTGCTTGCTTCGTCAAACTGCGCTTGCGTAATCCGGCCCGCGTCAAGGTCCGCTTTCAGCTTCCCTTGGGGCGAAAGCGGGCCTTCCGCCTTGCCTTCCCCAAACACCGCCGTATTGATCTCAGGGTCAAGCGACTGCGCAAAGACCCCAAGCGTTCCAAGTGCCGCCGCCGGGTCTTGCCGCGCCGTTTCGGCCATCGCCCGCGAAAGCGCGGCAACATCCGTCTGCCCGCTGTTTTCGGCCGCCGCCGCATAATCCTCAAACAGCTTTGCGGCCATTTCTGGCTTTCCAAGCTTCAAGGCTGATGCCGACTGAAAGATCAGGCCGGAATAGGTCGCCTTTTGCTCCTGCGCCAAACCGTCCATTGTTTGCTTCACGCTCTCAGACAATTCGGGGTAGGCCGCAGTAAGCTGCGCGATGTCCGCCGCCGAAGCGGTGCCATCATCAATCTTGTCGTAAAACTCTGCAAAGGCGGCCTGTGCTTCCTTGGCGCGGGTGATCATCGCCACCCGGTCTTGCTGTTCCTGGGTGAATTGCGTTTGCCGCATAGCCGCGTCTTGCTGGTCCATGCCAAGCCGCACATCCTGGCGACGATCCGCGTTCTGCAGAAGCCCCGCGTTCTGGTTTGCCCGCACATTGTCTTGCGCGGCATAGAAGCCGTCCAAAGCCATCCCGCCCACATCCGGGGCCTGGAATGTGAAGTCCGGCATTTGCGGCATCTGCAATCCAAATTCAGCCATCACCGCGCCCCCGGAAAGCCGAAGTTACCAAAGAACCCGCCAAAAGCGGGCTTTGCCGCAGAGCCTGGCCCCATATTTACCGGGGCCATACCGCCAAACACACTGCCGATCCCCTGCGCGATACCGCCGAACATCTGCGCATTTGCCTGCCCCTTGGCCAATGCGCCGCCTGCCGCGATAGACCCATTATTCAGGAAGTAATCCGAATTGACCTGCCCGGCCCCGAGCAGCCCTTGCGCCCGCGTTTCGCCGACAAGCCGGTCCAGATCAGCCTGTGACAATTGGCCTTGAGCCATTGCGTCTCCCCGCCCCATTGCGAGTCCCGACATCGCTCTCGTATTGTTCTCTTCAAAGCCGGAAAGGTTATTCGCCGCGTTTCCGCCCATTGCCGCCAGCCCGCCAAGCCCGGCCAACTGCTTGTCAATCAGACCTTGCAACAGGTTCACCCGTGAAGACGCCAGCGCATCCTGCGTGCGGCCCCCGCGAAGCCCTCCGGTCGCGCTGGCATTGGCAAGCAACGCCTCTTCCTGTTGCCGCGCCAGTTCGGTGAACTGACCGCCCGTCTTGATCCCGCCGATTGCGTCCGTCTGCGCCTGCGCGCCGTTCAGGCCCATCAGGGCAACCAGGCCTGACAGCCCTTGCTGCCCGCTGGTGATATACGGGTTCAACAGATCGCGGATGCGCCCGATCCCCGCCGATTCCGCCGCCCGCGCCTCATCGAAACCGCCAAGCCGCGCTTGCGTTGCTGCGTCTATGCGCCCTCTGGCGTCTGTCAGCCCCGCTAGCCGCGCGTCAGTGGCCCCCTGGATAGCCGGGAGCATGGCATCCCGTGCGCTCGCATTGCCCTGCTGCAACGCCGCCTGCGCGCGCTTGGCGGCACGCCGCCTTGACCCACCCGAAAGCAGAGACCCGCCGATTGACGCGATTGCGCCGCCTATTGCTGGGGCTGGCATGGGAACTCCCCCTGATATTCTTCAAAAGTTTCGCCGTAGATCGACAGCGCGGCCAAAGCCTCATGGTCCTTGCCGCAAAGCAGACAGACCGCCGCGACAAGATCATAATATCCAGAGCGCCACATATAGGACCGGGCATCGGCCCGCCCTTCCGTTTCTGCCGCATTCGCCGCTTTCCATTTGGTGATCTGCAGCGCCAGCATTGGAACCAAGGCACCGGCATTGGCCTGCCAAAAAGCATTTAGCGGCATCCGCACAAACAGGGCCATTGTCACATCTTCGGCCAGCGCGCGATTGCCGCTCGTTCCATCGGCGGCATCATCAAGCACCTGCCATGCGTGCCAAACGTCCATCAGCCAATTATGGGCCGGGTCGGGCAGGCCCAGCTTATCTAGCCGATCTTCCAGGATGCCTGCGTAATCCAAAGTCACCCCGTTCAGGTGAACGCGCTTGCTGGCGGGCGCGGATTACACAGCAGAATGACCATAGCTTAAAAGCTATCGACCGGCAACGGCTAATCAGGATATCCGCAAGGCAATGGTGTAGGCAAAATCGCCCCCGGTCGGAATCGCCGTGCCTAGCGCCTTCCAAAGCCCTTCCAAAGCTGCCGCGCTTGTCGTCGCAACAAAGGTGGTGCCATTCGACCGAAACCCTGCATATTGCAGATCGGTTCCCGCGTAATCGGTCCCCGCAATCAAGGACTGCGCCGCCGCGATCCGCCGCACGAATGCCAGCGTGCCGACGCCGCCAAAACTGGCCCCGGTCAAAGCGTCCGTGCTGGCATTGGCTGCGCCCGTCAGTTCCTCAAAGAACCGGATTGTGCGCTGATCCCCGCCCGCAACCTTTGACAGCGCATCGCGGTTTGGCAGTTGCACCGTCATAGCGCAAGCCCTTCCATCTGGGCCTCAAGCCGTGCAAATGCCAAGTGCGCCCGGCTGTCGCCGCCGAACCTATAGACCCGCCAGTGCCGGAATTGCCCCTGCCGCGTCCAAACTAGCCTCTTGTTGCGTTCGCCCCTGCGTCCCGCCCGAACATACTTGGGTTGCGACCACACCGCGCCATCTGTGCTGTATTCGGCGGAAATGACCGGATCATCGCCAATCGCAATAGTCCCTGCCAGGGCGACAAGCTCCAATTCATGCACCTGGACCCCGCGACCTTCCCCATAAATGACCGGTGTTGCAAATTGCCAAATAACGACATCGCCATAGTGCGACCCGACATCATCCGACAGATAGCCGATCTTTGTCCCGAACGGGTCCGCGACGTTCCACCGGCCATAGCACCAGACAAACCCGCGCGCCCGGTATCCGCCGGGTATCGCACCCGACCGCAGAATAAACCAGACCGGCGAACCCGCAGCCTTTGTTCCCGCTGCGTCGAATACCAATGTTTGATCCGGCAAATGCACATAAAGAAACTCGTGCACCCGGTCCACGCGGCTTTCCAGAACGGCACTGGCAATCTGCGTCTCACTATACTGGCGAAGAATGTTTTCGATATCGCGGGTGGAAAGCCGTTCCGCCGTCCCGCCAGACGCAATCCAGACGCCGGGGGGGTCATTCTCGCCCCCGCCCAGGAATGCCAGCGTCTGCGCAAAGACCGTGCAGGCGCGCGACCCGACCGCGCCTTTCATGATCTGCGCGCCCTGTATCCGCTGGAAGGGGAATCCGCTTCCGGGGTTTGATACCGCGCCGAAAACCTCGATTGTGCTCCGGTTCACCGCGTACAGCTCGTTGCGGATTGCCTGCAATGCCAGAACGGGGTCTGGGCTTGCCTCGCTTGAGGCATAATCCAAAGAGTTCCACGAAAACGGGTCCAGCAGCGAACTATTGACGATAGACTGCCCATCGGTCGAAAAGAAATAGCCGTTGATCCATTCCACATCCAGCGATGTGCCGAGATCAACATCCGTAACTTGTGTCAGCGTCGCTCCGTTGAACAGGTAAAGCTTACCGCCGCCGTTGATCGCCAGATAATCGAAGCTGGCCGTGAAGGTGCAAAAGTCCAAGCCATCAATCGGCCCATACGATGTAATGGTTCCGTTCTGCGCTACCTTTACAAAAGAGTTGCCGATGACCCTGTATTGCTCGCTGCGCCATTGCGTGCCGCCCCGCCCTGCGCCGCCGCCGTCCGCAAGCGTGATAATGCCCTCAGCCGGGCGAAGAAACCCCTCTGAAATGCCCGTTTGCTTTGCGACAGGAACAAGGTTCATCGGGAAAGACGTGGCAAAGTCCGCGCCGTCGGCTGCAATCCCGCTGAGAATTGGGATTGCCGTCATTATGCCACCCTCCCGAAATCGCCGTGCCTCGCAGCGCTTGCCTTGGCGTAAGCTGCGTGGGCATCATCAGGTGTATCGTAAAGGCCCAAGTGGAATGTCTTGCCGTCACACCTAATCCCGGCCTGCCACTTCTTCGAAGCTTTGTTCCAGCAAACCCCCTTGAGGCCCGAAGTGTTGGCCGCACTTTTGCGCCGATTTCTTGCGTTCTCTGCGGCAGAACACAGACGCATGTTTGCGCGGCGATTGTCCAACCCGTTAAGGTTAATGTGATCCACTTGCTGCGTTTGGCCTGGCATCATGATCTGCCGATGCATTGACACCTTTGAACCACGCCCGGTTACACCGGGCACGCGCCGAACCGCATAAACGGCATGGTCTTGCACAACGGAGAACCATGAATGCTCGGCCACTAATGGCACGTCTGCGGCGTCGATAATTGCCTCATATCCCCGAGTCAGCGGAACGTAAGCGATATTGCCTTCGACCCGGATGGGTCGTATCTGTCGGGAAGCCATGATGATCCTCACATGATCTGATTGGTTAGGCGCGGGTGAGGTTTCGAAGCCCTCCCCGTGCCGCATTAGAATAGCATGACATTGCGTCATATCAAGCACTTACGATGCTCTAAACCAGGCAGAAAGCGTGGCAGAATAGCGAAGCTCGAAAAAAGCGTTTGCCGCCAGCGTCGTCGGTGCGCCGGTCACTGTCCGCCCGTTCCCCGCTACGGTCAGCGTCGTGACAATCTGCGTGCAGTTGACCGATACTACCTGCCCGTCAATCGGATTCGCGGGAAGCGTGATTGTGCCAGCCGCAAAGGTGCCGGTCGGGGTCAAGATCAACCAGGTGTTGGGGGTCACGGCCAGCGATACGATTGCGACGTTGAAAGCAGTGGCGCTTGGGGATGCGAATTGCTGCGCAAGCGCCAAATTGCTGGTCAGGTTGGCTTGCACAAAGGCCAGAAGCTGCCCCGCAGTGAACGCCTGATCGTCTTGTGCGACCTGGGGATAGCCCCCGATCAAATCACTTGAAACCATCGGCCCCGTTGCGCGGGTCAGGTCAGAGATACGGGCCATGCGGTCACTCCATTTCTATTGCCGGAACCGGCATAACCTGTGATCCTCTTGTCCCCCGGCACAATCGACCGCGACAGCACGATATCAAAAGCATTCTTGGCCGCAGCCCGCGTGTCCGGCGATACCGCCTTGCCGAATGACGGTGCCAGGCGCAGGGCGAGATTGAGATAGATCGCTTCCATTGCGTATTCCGGCACATTGGAAAGCGCGTCCACATCGCCGAACCCATCACCACCGGCCCAACCGATCAGAACGCCTTTGTTTGCCCAAGTGGCGACCATAGCATCAAGCGCCCGCAGGCCGGACTGCAGTTCTTCCGGCTGCAGGTCAAAGTCATACGACGCCTTGCCTATTTCAAGGTAGGCTTGCTCAAGCAAATCTCTTTTGGACCATGCCGCCATTGTGCAACCCCGATACCGCTTGAGGTGAAAGGGGCGGCTTACTCGCCGCCCCCGCCGTTATCAGGTTTGACCGAACATCATCAGGCCATTCATTTCCGGGTTCAGGTTGACCACGCCATACCAGCAATCCCAGCGGTACTTGCCGCTGAGATCGTTGATTGCCCCTTGCCGCGTCATCTGGATCGTCAGGCCTTGGTCGGTAGACGCCTGCATGAATTCCAAGCCGCCGGTATTCTGGCCCGGGAGCGACGGGAGCAGTTCAATGCTGGACTTGTGCCAGAACGGGTTGATCCCTGCCGCCACCGTATTCAGGAACGTGATGACAGCCGAGTTGGCCGGGGTCACGGTCACGTTCTTGTATTGGCTTTCCGCCGCAGTCGGAGACGAGTCCGCCGCGATGATCGGGGGCGAGATCGAAACGGTGTTTGTGCCAGCCGTACCGCCGCCAGTCAGGATTGCCTTGATGGTGAAGGTCTTGAGCTGCCCCGTGTCGATCTTCGTAATCGGGTGAACCGCGTTGACCCCGGCGATTGTGAAGTGATCGCCCGCTTTCAGCGCACCACCAGCCCCGACCGTGATGGTCAAGGTTTGCTGGCGGTTGTCCACAAGCGCGATTTCGCCAGTGGAGGCAGTTGACGTTGCCCTCGGCACATACCGCTGGTTTGCGCCGTTGACCACAACCGAAGCGCCGGGAACCGCTGCCGCGAGTCGCAGCCCGGTGTCCATCTTGAAGGTGTCAAACCCGGCGACATCGCCGATGGACGCCTTTTTGTAGGCTTCGGAAACGTCGCCGCTGAATGTCTGGCGTGCGGCCAGGTTCCCGGCCATCGCGTTGTAATCGCGGGTATTGAGCGCAATCACGCGGTCTCCAATCGGGACGCCGGTTTCATTCATCACTGCTTCGCACAGTGCCACATCATCGTAGCCTGTCGCGGCGGGCGTGCGCTTGACAAAAAGCGCCCCCTGCGTTGCCACAACGCTCAGCACCGATTGGTTGATTGCCGCACCCAGACCCTGAACCGCCGCTTTGGCCATGTTGTTCAACTGGTAGTCTTTGTCCCGCGCTTCACCGGCAGTCAGAGCAACCGGCACAGATTTTTGAAAGCCGATGGTCGCCGGGACCATAAGCTGCGTGTAGTCTCTGAAGTTGGACGTTTGGTCCACACCGTCAAAAACCGTTGCGATGTACGGCATCGGACGCCAGACAGCGCCGCCCTGCGAACGCTCAAACGTCTGCGGCGATCCTTGGCTGCTGATCGTGACGTTTTTCGACATGACCATAGAATCCGAAAAGCCCTCAAGGACTTTGTCAAACATGGCCGTTTCTTGTTTAGAAAATGCGTTGGGCATTGCCAAGGCTCCTGTATTGCGATTACGGGTGAGACACAGGCAATACGGAGCCTGGAGCCGTTTCCGAATACACGCCTGATAAGGTCAGACGGAGCCTTGGCAACTATATTAGGGCGGTAGCGCTATTTTGTAAAGGGCGGTTAAAGCCTGACCCCCGCCGCCTTTGCTTGCGCCTTGATCCTGATAACTTCCGTCCGAATGCCGTTGATTTCAGCGCGCCTTTCCGCTTCTTTAAGTTGGGCCGCCAGTGACCCGCCAGACGCGCCTGCACCCGCCCCACCCGAAAGCCGCGTCTCGACCGGCGGCGGTGTTTTCTGTGTCACTTTGATCTCCCCTTCAATCTTTGCCAGCCGGAAACCGAAAAGGCGCGGGTCATCAATCGCCGCCAATTCCCTACGCGCCTTCGGTGAATTTCCCAAGGCATAGACCAGCTTTGCAGGATCGGTGGCGCATTCAAGAATCGCCTGCTGTTGCTCGTTTGACAGATCGGCCATAACTGCCGCTTCTGCCGTGTCAAAGTCTGCCACCCGCAAGGTTTTCTTCCCTGCCGTATAGGCTTCAAACTGCTGTTGCAGCTTTTCAGTCCGCGCCGTGATTGCGGCTTGCTGTTTCGCCTTTTCCACCTTCACAGCGGCTTGGTTTTCGGTCCATTCCAGAACCGCCGCTTCATGAAGCGCATCGTCATAGCCGTAATCAATCGGCTTGGGATACGGCTTTTCCTCGATCTTCGGCTTTACATCCCGCGCGGCAAGCGCCGCTTCCGCAGCCAGCGCCTTGCGCTCAAGTTGTTTGGCCTCTTTGATCTTCTGCCGCAGATTGTCACGCAGCTTGTGAACCGTCCTAGCCTCTTTTTCGTCCATGCCGGACGTGTCAATTTCCTCACCCAGATCGTCATCATCGCCAGCGTCATCGTCGCCAATCGTGATGACAAGCTCTGCTTCGGGCGGCGGATCATCAGTTTCCGGCTCCTGCGGCGGTTCACCTTCCGGCGGATCAACGTCCGGCGTCAGGTCGTCGGCTTGGGATTCATTGTCCAGCATCGGGCATTCCTTGCGTTGTGGTTTCCTGCATGTCGGCCATGATTGCCTGTGCGGTTTCCAGCGCAGATCGTTGCTGCGCTATGGGTATGCCCGCCAGCGTTTCGGCTGTCTGTGCCTGCGTAAGCTGTGTCTGCGCTTCTGCCTTGGCAGTGTCGGCAACGGCCTTGGCGGCCTTGGCCTGTGCTTCCTGTGCCATTGCCCCGGCCAGCACGGCGTTCGGGTCAGGCGGCTGCTGCTGTGCCGCCGCCGCGTCAATCTCGGCCTGTTCCTCTTTCGTCGGCTTCGCCGCGCCAAGCGCCAGCAGCTTCCTGCGCGCCCAATCGCGGATGTCCTGCATCCCTTCAGCTTCAAGATTCTCGAGCGTCTTGTAGCCAATAACAAGATTGGTTTCCGGGTCCTGCGTCTGCCCCATCAGCGCTGACATGGTGCGCACAATCGACATGCGACGGCTGGCGCTGGTCGGGCCAACATCGACTTCAACGTCAAACCGCGCCCGCGAAAAGTCAATTTCGCTCTCAATCCCCCCGGTCTTTGGGTTCAGCACTTTCCGGCCAATCTCCACCGTGCCGCGCTTGCCTTCCTCCGACAGCGTTTTCAGCTTCCGGCCAGCTTCAACGTAAATCTCAGCCGCCATGCCCTGATATACTTCCGCAAGCCGCCGCTCTGCGTCCGCCGCCTCATCAAGGTAGCCATACGACTGCATATCGATCCGGCCCTGCACCAAGTCCAAAGCAACACCCGATTGATCCGGCTGCAGTTGTTCCGCATTTTCGGGATTTCCCATCTGGTCGGCAACGTCCTGCCGCATGATCTGGATAAGGGCTGCAACCGCAGGCGCTACTTCCGGCGGCTCCAAATACCCGACAGGCCCCGCAGGCTGGATATTGCCATTCTGATCGCTGATCGACTGGATAGTGTAGAACGCCGGATTGTTCTTGTGCCCGTTTTTCCACTGTTCCTGATAGGGTGCAATCTGTTCCGCAAGGAATATCGGCGTTCTGACACCGCTTACAGCCGCCGTCTCTGCTACCTTGGAGATTTGCAGATTGTAAAGAATCTGCGCGTCCATTGCGTGCAGAACATGCCCCTTGAACCGCTCCACATGATCCAAGACAGTTCGCTGCCCATACTGCGGGATCAGCGGGATTTCCGGCCCGGCAATGACAACGCCATCTTCCAGCACCTTCGCGCCGTTCAACACATACTTGCGGACCTGCCCGACCTTTTCAACGCGGGGGGCTACCTCTTTGAAGCCAGTTGCCTTCAGCCGCTCCAATTCGTCGGCATCAAGTTCCTCTTCGGTAAATTCCTCAAGGTCTTCCCCATCGACCCCGCCCTTGAAAACGCGCCAGGTCTTGTTGACCTGTTCCTTCACAAAGTATTCGGCGATGAAAACAAAATCCGTGCCGGTGCCAAACCACCCGAATTGATACTTACCCACCAATGCCATCGGCCAGGACGCGCATTCTTCGCCATATTCTGCCACAAACGCTCGCCGCGCCCATGGCGTCAGCAGGAAGGCATGTCCTGCATCCGACTTGTCTTTCAGCTTGGCGTTTACATCAAAGAATAGGGTGGCCTCGGCATCGTTCACCGGCTCAAGGCAAATCCGTTGTTGCGGTCCTTCGCCTTCATATTCCGTTCGCAGCCGCAATCCGCCATAGCCGCCTTCAAGCGAGCCATCAAACGCCAGCGCCCGCGCTTCCTTGCCTCGCGCGTCCTGCGTGTCAGCCCGGTAGCGCGATGTCAGAGCATCCGACAGCGCGTCGGCTTCACTGCCATCAGCGGGCAGGAATGACGCGGCAATCCGATTCTTCCGGTATTCGTTCCTGATCCGCATGATTGCCCCGCCGATGTGGTCAATCTCCATGCGCATCTTGTTTTCAAAGTCGCCGTCCGTATCCCATTGCCATTGCGCGCCGCGAACGCGGACAAAGCGGCGGGACAGGGCTGCGGCTTCGCGGTCCTCTCGGGTCGCGCAATACGCATCGTCAAATTCTTGAAGGGCGCGCGCGTGCAGATCGGACAGGCGGGCTTCTTTACTTTGGCGCGGCATTATATTCCCTCGCAATGTTCTGCCTTACTTCTGCCCAATAATCCGCGACACACCGGGAAATAAGCCATTCACTGAAACCGCTGGCGCGCCACTCTTGGGCCATGCCGTCAATGATGCTATCCAGCGATTCCATCATAGCGTCATAGAATATCGCCATACCTTTGGGGTCAGTCTGCATCAAAACCTCCGACACCATTTATCCCCACCCCTAAAATCGACGGCCCGCCCCAAGCGCCGGGCGCGGGGCAATTTGAATTGGCGGTGCCTTCGGTCGTTCCGCAACCGCAGGGAATAGCGCACTCATCAACCAGACTAGCGCATCAACCCTGTCGGGCGATTTTGGCCCCTCATAACCGTTCAAGGTCATTTGGGTCATCTGATTTTCCAATTCGACAAAACTGCCGACATGCGCGACCTCACCCCGTTCGTACCGCGATGCAATCGGTTCCGCCCGAACGTGCTTACCCCGGCTGGCCCTGACCTCAATAATCCTTACGGTCGGATCAACAGTGCGCAGCGTGTGCGCCACCATGTCGCCACCTTGGTTGACTTCAATCACGATCCCATCCGCTTGCCATGACCGGTAGACAGACACCGCCCGTTGCGCCCATGCGCGGGGGCTGCCCGACAAGCTGGCATCCTCCAACACAATCCCACGCTTTTCCCCGGCAGACAGACCGCCAACGATAATCCCATGCTCGTCACTGTCTTCCGTCGCCGTCACTGCCGGGTCAACTGCCACCAGTATTCGCCCCATTTCCGGGGCTTCCCGCAGTCGATAGGCATCAAGCGACGAAAGCGACCACAGCGCGCCCGGAAGGTCGCCAAGGATTTCCGCCTCGAGTTCTTGCCTGCCCATACGGGTTCCCCCGTAGCGTTCGGTAATGCTCTTGACGAAAGACGGGGCAAGGTTTGCGATATTGTCCGCAGTCCGGCCCCGCGTGACGTGAACCGGACCTTCATTCCCCGCAACAATGCTCTTGATCAGTTCGGTCGGGCGCGGCGTTGTCGTAACCAGCACGCGCGGGTCATCACCAAGACGCAGCCCAAATTGCAGCTGATCCCATGCCGCGCGGGCATGTGCCCACTTCGCCAGTTCGTCACACCAGGCTGCGTCAAACTGCGGCCCGCGAAGCTGATCCGGTTCGGTGCCGTTGTAACCCTGGGCAATCGCGCCATTGGGGAATACCAGCTTCACCGGCTTTTTCGTGTAGACCGGCATTTCATCCTTTGGGCAGCAAGCAAGAATCCCGCTGTCGCCTTCAACAACCACTTGTTCAAGGTCGCGCTGCGTTTCCGCGATCAGGGCAATCCGGCGCTTTCCGGCTTTCACCTGTTCCCGCACCCATTCCGCCCCGGATCGTGTCTTGCCAAATCCCCGGCCTGCGACGATTGCCCAGATCAGCCATTCGCCTTCCGGCGCAATCTGGTCAGGGCGCGCGTTGAATCCTCTCCAATCGTAAAGCAGCGCCTCCACTTCGGATTCCGATAGATCGGCAAGCGCGGCCTGCCGATCCGGCACCGGCAATAGCGCCAGACGTTCCGCAACTGACGCGCCAGCCCTCATTCGCTGTCCCCGCCAGTAATCCGCCGCTCAATTCCTGCCAGCCGTTCCGCAAGGCGCTGTGAAGCGGGCACGTCCTGCGTTTGCACTGGGCCGCCGTCTGCGCCGGTTATTTCTTGCCGTTCGGCAAGCCCCAAGTCGCGGGCAATGATGTTTGCCACCAGCAATCCGGCCGACGCGCCTTCGAACTTCTGGGCATAGATGATTGCTTCGGTCCGCGTGATGATAGGGGATAAATCTTGCCTGTTTGCCTTCCAGTCGCGCCATGTTGTTTCGTCAATGTCCAGAAACAGGCACAACGCCTTGATGGTCATTGCGCGCATTTTTGGAAGGTTTTCGACGGTGACGCGGCCCTCGTAGGCAAATGCCTTTGCCTCGTGCAGCGGATTGCTTTCGACCCACTGGAAATATTCTTCGCACGCTGCAAGCAGCCCTTCTGGCGTGGAGAATATGGGCTTTGGCCCTGCAGAACTGCGCATGAGCCAGAACTGATTTCCCAGAGGTGCCGTCATGTTGTCCTACCTATTGCCTGCGCGGCATCGTAATACACAAGATGGCGTTTTACAAGCATGACGCCTGTCGTCTGTGAAGATGTGACAACTTTTTTCACCCCCCCCTGCATTTTCCTCTTGACCTGACCGGTCAGGCTTGCTATGTGTTGTGCATCGAAAGGGCAATGACGCCAGCCAGATGGAGAAACGATGATGGACACGACGAAGCTGCACCCGATGGACAAGGCACCGCGACCCTATGTGTCGATTGTCCTGCGCAAGCCCGACGGGCTGGAATACTACGGGCTGACCTATTGCAGCCGCAGGGGTGAGTTTATCGAGCCGATCAGTGGCAGCGAGGCAACCAGCGTCATCGGTCCCGTTAATGGCTGGCGTTACGACGAGCGCCCCACTGCCTGACGTATCGGTGTCCTGCCCTTTTGGGCAGGCATCCCATGCGCCACGCATGACACAGCGCAATGAAGCCCGCCATATGGAAAAACGATGATGATGCGCACAGCGATTGATGAAGCCAGAGACGCTGCCGACTATGTAATCCTCTATATGGACGATGGCATAGCTACTGTTTCGGCGCAGAACGGTGCCCCGGCGATCAAGGGGCGTGGAATGAAGCGCGACTATCAAAATGGTACTTTTCTGATCACAACAAAGCGCCTCGCGGATTTGCGCGCCGAGTTTTCCGTGTCCCCGGCCTTTTAGTAACCGCCTGACACATCGCAGTCCGGCCTTCGGGCCGGATCACCAAGCATGACCCAGCGCAATGAAGCGCGCCAGACAAAGGATACAGACCATGCCGCTTGATTTCACATCCCCGACCACCAAAGCATCCGCCCTCGCTGCCTACAGCGCCGCTTGCGCATCGCCCGATCTTGCCGACTGGCAGGCGATTGCCGCCATGCTGGCGCAACACCTGGCACCGAAGGCGCGCGCACCGAAGGCAGAAAGCGCCGGGGAATGGTACAAATATACGCAATCGGAGCGCGGCGGGCGCGGCGGGGCTTTCAATGCATCGCGGCGGGCAGACTTTCTTTTTGCCGATGGCACCGTGATCTCGGTATCACTTTGCCACAAAATGACCATCGCTGCACCGGATTGGGCGCGGGCTGCCCGGTGCGCAGTGTCGTTCTACAAATCCAAACGGGCGCACATGGTTCTGCGCGCGCTCAATGAATGGAAATTTGTACGCGATTACGACGACAACGGGGAACCTGTCCAAGTGGCGCGCCATAAGATGGCACATGACAGCCGGGCCGATCTGGACTCTCGCTCCATGCCCGTGCCTGAAATTGTCGAAGCGGTAGACGTGACCCGGAATGTAACCGCAGATGTTGCCAAGTGCAACGCTGCCACGATCAAAGAAAGGAATGCAGACTGACACCCGAGCAATTCAAGGCAGGCCGTCACCGACTCGGCCTGTCTGTTTCACAGTTGGGGCATATCCTGAATACTGCCCCTGACACGATTCGCAAATGGGAAATGCCTGACCACCGTTCTTCTGGCCGTGGGGTGAACCCCGTTGCGGCCAGGGTGATGGAATGGCTTTTGAATGGGTATCGGCCCCCGGAATGGCCGGATGAAAGGAATAACAGATGAAGCCTGCTGAATGGAAAGCAGCCGAACGCCAGCGTAAGCGGGACGCTGGCCTTGTCCGGCTTGAGATATGGGCACCGAAGCCTTTGCACGACCGGATCAAGCGGTTCGTGGCGCTTCTGGTGGCGCGCTGGCGGGGCGATTGAGCGCGGCGGGCCGCACAGGCGACCTCGCGGGCAATGCCCTGAAGACGCCGCGCTCTGCCATGACGCGATGCTGGCCAGCTTTCCCCGCCGGATAAGGCCAGCAGGTATTCGCGGCATGGCAGAAAGCGGCTCGAAGCAGCCGCACGGTGCGGGGGGCTGTTACGCTCAACTCCGGCGGCTGCATTGGAATTATGCAGCATATCGCCGTAACAATCAACCCCTCACACCCGCCAGCCGTTCCAGCGCATCCGACAAATGCCGCAGACCTGTATCATGACGTGATACATCGCCGGGGATATTCCGATGCTGCATTGGAATTATGCAGCAGAGTGCGTCAACACTCTGCTGCACGTTCAAACCCGCCGTTGGCTGGCGGTTGCTGCGATCACCCCTGCATGTTAGGTGATGCCATAGGGGGAATCCGCAGTCAAGCGTCCAGTCAGCGGCTTGAGATACGTTGCCGGGGAGTGGGGCTAAACCCTGCAGTGGCCCGCCCTGCCCGACCTTACGCTTGCGCTTCATACCCTGTCCCTCCAATGAAATGCCCCGCAGAACTTCGTAGGATGGCCGCCTGATGCCCTTCTCTCGTTTTCACTTTCTTCCCCTGTAGAAACCTAGCCTTTGCTTTATGTGCTCTGCGAAGTATGAAGCCCTCCTGATGTCATCTGCCATGCGCTCGTCCATTTCCGACAGCTCACTTTCATCCCATCGCGGCATTTTGAGAAACTTCCGATACTTCTTGCGAAGCTTATTTTTCACAATACTGCGGCGTTCCGTAATAGTAAGCGCCGGATGCGCGTTAAGAATAGAGTTGCATTCCACGCAAGCTGGAACTGTAACAGGATTGCAATGGTCTTTGTCTTGCATATCCATCCTAGAGTAAGCGCTAAGCGGTGGGATATGGTCCAGAGAGTTTGAACATTGTCCGCAATAAACACAAGGGTCGCCAACGCGCCCCATTCGCCTATATGAATAGTCTTCCGCTGTGAAGTTTTTCCGGTACACCAACATTTATTTATCTATCCTGATTGCGACTTGCCGCTGTAGGGTGCCTCTGGCGCGCTGTTTCGATCATGCCTGGCCCCGCCTCATTGCCTGCAGCGCCGCATATCCCTCTGTCGTGATCGTGATCAGCGAATCCGGGTGCGAGCCGCCCTTGATCCATCCGAATTCGAAGGCGCGCTTTCGCTGAAGCGTTGCGTTTCCTGAAACTCTGCTTCTTAGAAGCTCGCTGCGCCGGATATCGCCGTGGCGCAAGCGTTCCAGGAGATCAATCATGATCTGCGATGTTCCCGGCTTTCGGGTTTCCGCGCCGCGCCTTGCGGCTTCGCTTTGCAATGCCGAACTGGGCGGCAGCATTGGCCGATGTCCTTCACGTCGGCACAGGGCCAGCCATTGTTCGGCAATCAAGTCCTGATCCCAATATGCGAACCTGTCTGGGCATGGGGCGCGCACCCTTGCGACCTGGGGCGCGCGAAGGGATACGGCTTCAAGCTTTCCGGCAGTTGGGCGCGGGTGATCCTTTTTGGCTTCCGGTGGTGTGTCCCATGGTTCTGCGCGCAATGTGACGCGGTTGATGTGTCCGGCTTCATGGTCGGGCTTATTGGCGATGGTGCGGGTTTGAATGGTCATGCTGCCCTCCAATCAGTACCAAAGGCTGCCTCGCAAAATGCGAGAACGACAGATTGGGCAGGCGGCGGTTGCCATGCCGCCGGTTGATTTCCCAGCCCCCGCCAGAATATCGCAAGGTCCGACCGAAAGCCGCGCGGCAGGAACGGGAAAACATGCAATCTTGCAGGCCCATCCTCTAAATCCGCGACGAGGTAGCGGACGAATACACTGTCATCGCTTTGCCGCCGAACAACCAAGCCAAGCGCATCGCCTGGACCTTCACCAAGCAGGAGCGTGTCAAAGTTTCGGATTGCCTTTGAAAACGGCTCATGATGCGCCGCACCGGTGCCAGTGATTGGGGTCGGCTTAACTTCGGCCAACCATTGCCCTGCGATCAGAAAGTCAGGTATCCAGCCCTTTACCTGCTTAGGCTCGTATTCCCACTCGACACCGATCATGTCAAAGAATTGCGCCCATTTTGCTTCGAGCCGGGAGCGAAAGGTCACGCCTGAATACTCAGTTGGGATAGCTTCAATTTCCACCGGTCATCCTTTCGGTCAAATTCTTCATGATGCGTTGCGTTTCGGCGACCAATTCCGCGCGCCTTTCAGGGCTGGGCAGAACGCGCGGCGGCTCTTGGGTTTTAGTTACCGGGGGCAAAGAGAGATAGAGGCTTGCGGCCTTGATGCCCCCCATTTCCAAATCGCACCTTTCGACAATATCACCTTCGAAAGGGCGCTTGCGGCGATCTGGGTTTTCGGCTGACTTCCACCATCGGACAGCGCCTTCAATCGCCCATTGAGGATACCCGGAAAGCGCCTCGGCCCAATCCTGGGCTTCCATAACCCGAACCGCTTGCGGCAGGTCTTTCTCATAATAGGGGCTGAGAAGCGCCGCTATTCTCGCCATAGTCCAAGCCTGTTGCGCTGGCGCTGACAGATGGGAAACAACTCGAGCGGCCCTTTCACGAATGGCCGGATCGCTGCGCAGCGACGGCAGCGAATGCGTCAACCATTCCACTTCGTCTTGAGGTGCTCGAATTGCCAATGCGGTTGTCATAGTTGCCTTCCATGAGTTTCGTGAATGACTTTGCTTGGGTCAGAAAGTCAAAGCTTGCCGTGAAGGGCTTTGCCGTCCGGCCATTGAGAAAGTCGGATGCTTCGGCCTTCGCTAGGGCAACTTCCCAGCCCGTAGCGCCACCGCACTCCCGAAGCCTTTGACTTAGAGCCGCTCGCCGCGCCCTGCTTACCGTTTGCACCTTCGGCCATCCGGCGCGATCTGCCGTGGCGTTGTAGGCCGAGACGCAAGCCGCGATTTCGTCGATGGGCGGGGGGGTATCTCCGACAGGAGATACCTCTTTACCTTCTTCCCTTCTTGCATCCTTTTTCTCGTTTGTATCGGACCTGTATCGGTCCTGTATCGGACCTGTATCGGCAGCTTTCGGCGGCGGCTGATATTCGTTGTATTTACAGATGGTTATGACGGTCACACCTGTATCGGTTTTCGGCACAATCATCGACAGGTCCGAAAGCCGCTTTATGAACCTCTGCACGCGGGCGGGCGTCCATTTCCAAGCTGCCGCCATGAAGCGCACAGATGCCGCGAGTTGCCCGCGCTCCAAGTCAACGATCACGTCACCGGCCCGCTTCTTTCTAGGCCTCCAAGACGCTTCCATAATCAGCCATATCCAGGCCTCGCGCTCGGTCATCGGTTCGCTTGCGAAAAATTCATGATCGAAGATCGCGCGCGATATATTGACTGTTCCACTCATTCGCCGCGCCCCCACCACTTGTGAAGCCACCCGTCTTTCCTCAGCCTGGCAACTTCGCGCCGCACATGTGAAGAATCGCATTGAAGCCAAATTGCGATTTCATAAACGCCGTATCCGTCTAAAAGCTTAGTGGCGACCGCTTCACGCCAAGCATGGCTATTAATGACAAGTTCTTTTGCTTTTGGGTAAGTATATTCCTTTCGAGTCCTTGGCGAATAACCCGCATTGGCAAAAACTTCATTCAAAACGGCGTCCATGTCTTGGGTCATTCCCCGCGCCTCGCTTGTTCGCGCGCAATGGCGGTTAAAACCGTTGATTGATCCCGCCCGCCAATGCACCGACCGATTGTCGATACCGAATAGCCTTCGCGGTGTGCGATGTAGCAGACCAGATCACGGGCCATAACGATTGCGGCCCTGCGGCTTGGGCTGAGGATTTTATCAATATCCACGCCGCTTGCTTCTGACACGGCGCGGACGATTTTACGGATACCGGCGTCGGGGAATCGGATTGCCTGTGCGGCGGCAATATCGGCGGGGGTCAGGGTCATGCCGACAATTCCATAGGCTTCCGCCGGAACGAGCGGACCTGATCGGCAGCATCTTCCCAACCCTTGGCGACGATCACCCGCTTGCCAGCGCGCCGCAGGGCGTCGTGTATCCGCTGCTGATCAGCCGACAGCTTGCCGCCCCGCTGGCGCTTCATTTCCACGTAACAGCCCCATTCGGGTATCTCCAAGTCAGGCACCCCGGCTACCATGCCCTCGGCCTTGAGCCGTGCCACCTGGCGTGCGCGGGCTGCGATGTCGCCCGCAAGGTAGGAACCGTTGGGGATCGAGAACACCAAAATCCCTGGGAACTGCAGACGAAACCACTGCACAAAGGCCACCTGTTCGGTGTGCTCACTTGGCGCGGGCAATGCGCGGGGGGCCTTCATGATCAGCGCATCCCCAGCGCAGACAGATATAGATCCATCACAGCCTGTTCCTCTGCCACGTCATCCGGCTTGCGCTTGCGTATGGCGATGATCTTGCGCATGGCCTTGGTGTCGTATCCGCGCGCCTTGGCCTCTGCGAACAGTTCCTTTTCGTGACCGGCAATGTCGCTCTTTTCGGCTGCCAAGGTTTCGGCCCGCTCGATGAATTGCCGCAATTCTTCTGCCGACACAGACAGAGCCTTGTCCGCAACGGCGGTATCGGCGGGGGTGTTTTTCATGCGACCATCAAGCATCTGCGAATTCCTTTGGGTGTCGTGCCAGCGCACTATGCAGCCGCACGTATCGTTCAACGCTTTCCGCGTCCCTGTTGCAGACCCGCATTGCCCGCGCCCGAAGGCGGGCGTCCAACGATGCGACGGCTACACGCGGCGCGCGTGATTGCGGGGTGCGGCGGAATATGGACAAGAGGCGGATCAT